GCTCCTCTAGGGGGCACAGCTGCAGGATCTGTAACCGCTTCGGGATCTGTCACCGCTGCAGGATCTGTAACCGCTGCAGGATCTGTAACCGCTGCAGGATCTGTAACCGCTGCAGGATCTGTAACCACTTCGGTAGGGTCCCCCCGACCCGAACGGGCCCCCCGACCCCGAGGCCCGGGCTCCGCTGTAGTGGGCGGCAACAGATCCTTAACACGGATGCCGGCCGGGGAGTGGCGATTGCGTGGCACACCCTCTACGATCATCTGATCGAAGAGAGGGACCCCGGCAGTCATCCCGGTATCGGTCCCATAGCCCCCTCCTGTCAAGTCAAGGTCAACCGGCGCCATCGGTCCATCGCCTTGGGGCGGCAGTACAAACATCGGCGGGCTAGAGAAAGGGGCAGGCTGCGAGGCGGGCATATTGAGGGAGGCTCCACGCTGTGGGGGCAGGAACTCCGGACCGCGCTGTGGGGACGCCATCGACACTGAGGGCGCCATCGGTCCATCGCCTTGGGGCGGCAGTACAAACATCGGCGGGCTAGAGAAAGGAGCAGGTCGCGAGGGCATATTGAGGGAGGCTTCACGCTGTGGGGGCATGAGCCCCGGACCGCGCTGTGGGGGCGCCGTCGGCCCTTCTTCTAGCGAAAACATCGGCAGGCGCCCGAACTGCTCAGGCTGCGAGGCGCGCGCCTCGCTCCCATACCTGAGATCCAGATCACGCTGTGAGGGCGTGAAATCCCCAGAGGGGGCAGGGGCCTGCCCTGCATCAGCGGGGCCGTACCCAAGCTCGGAGAGGGGTATCAGGCTGCCATCTGCCATCTGTGCAAACTGACGACCGTTGCGAACAACGATCTCTGGTCTGCCCACGAGACCGCCCTCCTGCATCCTCTGCACCGGGGCGCCCCCTTGCTGGGCTTGGGGCATCCCTTGCGGGGCTTGGGGCAGGGCACCGATCCCGCTGTTGCCTACGACGTCTGACTGGGGTGCCATGGCCATGGCCATACGGCCCAGCCCCTGCTGGGGCATGCCTGCCGCGGCGACGGCTTCTTCGGCCACGGTTTGCTGGGGCCCCTGTTGCTCGCGCGCAGCCATTTCGTCGCGCATGGATTTGCGGCGGGTGATCTCCGACAGCACAAGGTATTGGGGGGTTTGCCCGGAAGGCATCTGCATCTCAGACACGAGCTGTTGCTGTGACAGCCCTTTGAGCTTGTCCTGCAGGTCGAGGATATTCATCACTGCATCCCCTTATAGAGCCCGAGGGCCGAAATACCCATGCCCAGAGCCTGCTGCACTGGATTGTAGGGGGTCTGCGTGCTGGTGGTGCCCGCGGGCTCTATAGGCAGGCCATTGACCATGCCGGTGAACTGCTGCAGCTGCCGCATCGGGTACTCTTGCTGGCGCAGGAAGTCCTGATAGGCGATGTCCAAGCCCGCTTGTGTGCGCGCCTCGTTGGACCGCCCCATGACCTCAAGCAGCTGTGCGGCTTGGATGTCGCCTGATCGGGCCTGCTCTGACAGGCCAGCAAGCTGCTGCGCCATACCGCTGGACTGCGCAAGGGTCTCCAGACCGAACCGATCACGAGCCAGACCTTCCCCGGCACGGGCACCCTGCACCCGCCCAAGCTCGCCAGCCTGTGCTTGCTGCGTTGCAAACCCCGCATTGCGGTCAGCTTCGAACATCCGCTGCGCATCAGTATAGGCGTTCAACAAGCCTTCGGCTTGGATCTCCCCCGTGCGGGTCAGCAGATCGCGCTCGGCCATTGCCTCCTGCACGCCTTGGCGGGAGCCACCAAAGGCCCCCGCTTGAACAGCACCTGCGTTCCGGGACTGCTGCGCGATCTGGTAGTCTGAGCCAGCTTGCTGCTTCTGCATATCCACCACGTTCTGCATGAACGGGTTCATGTATTGCGCGACGGCGTCCCCAGTGAACTGCTGCGTGGGGGAGAAGCCAAACTCTGAGAACTGGGCGTCTGGTTGCCCGCCCATGCCTTGGGCGGCGAGCGCGTTATTCGCCGTCATGCCTGTGGCGAGGTCCAGCCCCGGCTGCGGGTTGGTGGCAATGTCCCGCACCATCTGCTGAGACGCAAGGGTGTCCCCCGTCTGTCCAGCCAGCCGCTGCCCCCCGTAGGGGACGTAAGGTTCCTGCGACGCGGCTTCGGCCCGGATGAGCCCCCGCTCAAAATACGGCTGAAATGCCTCGGGGATATTCTGTTGCGTTACCGTCGAAGTGGTGGAACCGCCACCGCCTTTACTGCCCATCGCCTAGCTCCATCCTGAACGCCACATATTCCCGGCGCCAACCCTCTTTGCCAAGCCACCGCATCCAAGCCTCGCGGCCGTAGCCTTCCATGTGCGCGCAATCGTTGCGGGCGGCGTGCTCTTTCATAACACGCATCGCCAGACTGAACCACACCTTCATGCGCGTGCCACCGATCCAGTCAAGTGCCATGGCGCGTCGCTGGGGGTACTCGATCACGCGCGAGGTTATTGTCGCCGTGATGGTGCCGTCTATCGTGACGACCCATACCACATAGATGCCCCGGTGGGCGCCTTCCAGAACGTCAGAAACGGTGAGCTTGTCTGGGGCAGTGCGCACCGCCTTCGCAAGCATCGGCTCCACCACAGGCCAGACCGTAGCGAGGTGTTCGCGCGGCACCGGTAGGCACTGGACCTCGTTCACGCAGATACCCGCCGCTTCACAGCCGCGGCTGCCCCCGCACCAGCATCGTTGACCTCGTCAAGGAACCCGGCACCGAACTGCTTCTCCAACGCATCCGTGGCGTCTTTGCGCATCACGAACTCCCCGTCGGACAACAGTACGTCGCCCGACCCGTCCTCCATCATCGCGGGGACCTTGTCGTCCGTCCCAGAGCCGTCGCCGGGGCCGCGCACCTCGCCGTTCTCGCCGCTGCGGAACCGCTCGGCTGTCTCGTCCACCTCGCCAGACTGCACTTTATCCACGAGGTCGCGGAGCGCCTCCTCCCCGTAAGCAGCAAGGAACGCGCCAAGCGCAACTTCAGGCTGCGGGGAGGCCCCCTTTATAGCCGCCACGGCGGCGGACACGACCTCGCGCTCGTTGGGCTGCGACGGCTGCCCGCCCTGCTGCGGCATCTCCCCGCCTTCGGCCAAGGCAACAAGGCCTCCCCGCGCAAGGCGGACTGGCCCGAGTCCGGGCACATCGGGGTTCGCAAAGCGCTGGAGCATACCTCCGTTGGCAAAGCGCCCGATACTCCGGTTATAGTCGATGATGTCTCCTGCGGACTGCGGAGTGCCTACCCCGTAGTTAAATTCACCCGACGTGCCGGGTTGGTAATCTGCGCCGGGCATCGTTGGCATTCTTGGGATCGGCGCCATCTCGGTGCCTGCATACTTGCTCTTCTTGCCGCCCCCGCCATCATCGCCGCCCCCAAACATCCCGGCGAGCTCTGGCCCCATCATGGAACCAATGCCTACACCTATACCGGTAGGGGATGTTGCAAACGCTTTGGCGCCGCCGAGCATGCCCCCGGGCGCAGCCGGTGGAGGAAGCAACTCAGCCCCCGACAGCCCCGCGATTCCCGAGTTCCCCGGAGCGAGAGCCGTCGACGCGTTGGCGCCTGCCCCCGTGGCGATCTGGCCCGGTTGTAGCGCCGCACCCGCACCCGCACCCGCACCCGCACCCGCACCCGCACCCGCACCCGCACCCGCACCCGCAGCGCCGCCGCCCCCGAGCATTGGGCCTAGTAGAGCCCCTCCGGCAAACGCACCGAGCCCGGTGAGCATGCCTTGTTCGAGGTCCCCCGTCTGTAGCGCCGCACCCGCACCCGCACCAAGCGCGCCCGCCGCGAGCATTGACATGCCCGTGCCGGCAAGTAGCTGTGGGGCGAGGGCGGAGAGTAGAATAGGCAGTACCATGGGTCATCTCCTGAAGGCTTGGCGCAGGATAGCAAGATTTTGCAAGGAAGGATAGATCACACCACGATGCGGAGTTCTCCTGCCGTGGTCTTGTATACGTCGTTCACAGACAGGCCCCCCGTGACGGCGGCCGCGTTGTTGGCAAAGACTGGCAGGTTCAACAGGCGCAGGGTAGACATAACCCCCGGCCCGGGGTTGTTTACCTGCTGCACGAACACGGAAAATGCACGGGTGACCTGCGCAAAATACCGCTGGTCATACGCTGCAGGGGGCGCTGCAAAAAATGGTGCCGGGTTAGAAGAAGCCATTATCGCCTCCCATCCGTTCGAACCTCAAGCCGGGGGCTGCCCAGCCGCCAAGCGGTATTGATCTGCGCGGACGATATTCGCAAAGAGATGGACCTCCCCCGGATACGGACAAAAAGCTGATCCGTAAACCGCACGACGGGCAGCGCAGCTATCTTGATGACAGGGTTGGCGTCTGTCCCGCCAAAGGCGTCCCCCGGAAAGTTCCGCACAAAGAGGCCCATGGTGACTGTGGAGCCAACGTCGGAAGACGACCGGAACGCGATGTCGGGGATAAGGCGCGAAGCAAACATGAACTGATCCCCCTCCCCCATATCGACCACGCTGGACTCGATGAAGGGGGTGAGCGGCGATGGCGGGTTGGTGCTGCCGTCATCTGTGCCAAACTCTTGGTAGTATATCCGCCCATCGCGCGTCGTGGCCAGAGGATACCGCACAAGCCCTGTGCTCGCCCATGCCGTCCTGTCCATGGTGCCGTAATGCCAGAGGTTCTGGGCATAATCATACACGACATAGCGGTCGTTGTTATCGCTGGCGGCGGAGGGGTAGAACCACCAGATTTCCGAAAAGCCGCTGTTGTGCCCGGCGCATATCTTGCCGCCCTGTACCCGGTTGATGTCGCTGAACACGTACTCCTTCACATCGCAGGGGAGCGGTGTCACCGAGCCGTCGTATATATGGAAGTCGCCAAGACCCATCCAGTACACCGCATCGCCCACGGCGAGCGCTGCGTTCGGCCCGATCAGAGAGACCCCCGAAGAGACCTCTTGGGTGCTGAATGTAAAAGGCGGCCCGACAAATTGCATGGCGTGCAGCGATATATCGGTGAAGATCACGATCTGCTGCTTGGTCTGCACTGCCGCGATGAACGTGGAGCCCGACCCCAACCTGATCTCTCCGGCGGTGTTCGTGGCGCTCGTGACGTCCCAGTCAGCAAGATTCTCTTGGCTGGAAAAGCGGATCAGGAGAGGGTCGGCGACACCCGAAGAAAACTGACTGTCACAGCCGAAGGCCAGCGTATGGCGGTCCCGCTCTGATACCATAACCTGCTGCGCAACAGTCGGTGCTTCAGAAGACCCGGCCAGCGCTGTGATGTTGACCGCCCGCGCAGCGAGGCCCGCGCTTGTGTCCCATAGGAATATGCCCCCGCCCCGGGGGCAAATGACAAGGTCTTCTCCGAAGTTGTCTTCGCTCCACACCCGCAACTGTGCGCCGGGGATGCTGACATCGGCGGCGGAACCCCAGCCGCCCCGTGACCACACGCCCGCGCCCCACCCAGTACCCAGAACGGCACTTTCGAGGCCTGTCGTGAGCTGGTATGCAGCGATAGTGCCCGTGCCTCCGTCCCCGGTGTCCGAAGCGTCCGCAGCGGCGGCGAGATGGATTGTGTAGCGGTTGGAATCGACAATGCTTGCGATCTGGTACTCTGCGTTGAGTACTGCTGCGGTCACCACGCCTCCGAGCGAGGCTGCAGCTGAAAAGGTCACGAAGTCGTGCAGAAAAGCGCCGTGTGTGGTGTCGGTCACGGTCAGCACCGTAGACCCGTTGGTGGCTGCAAAGGTGGCGCCCCCTGCGGCCGTGGTCGCCCTGATCGGGGTGATGTCGTTCGGCGTAGCCCCTTCAAGGACGTAATACTTGAGCTGTGTCCCTGACCCGATGTAGACACTGCCGTCCAGCGAGGCCCACGGAAACAAGCTGCGGGGCACCCCAAGCATGGCTTGCGAGTTATACTGCTCCCAGCCCCCGATAGTCTCAGGGAGCCCCGCACGGAACCTGATCTTGTCGCCGTCGATCCACCCGCCCTCGTTCGTATAGGCGGTGGTCTCGCGGTTGATGCCCGGACGGAACTGCAGCTTGATGAATGGCATGGGGTTCTCCTGTGGCGGGAATATACCGCTAAATGAGCCCCGCGTCGATGGGCTACGCCGCCTCGTCTGCCAGACGGCACTCACCACGCACTGCCACAACCATGGGACCAAAGCGCCTGCGCAGTATCGTGTATGCCATATCTGCACGCTCTTGGATGGTTTCCTCACAATGCGCCCGGTCCAGTATATCCTGACCGGCGTGTTCCTGACATACAACCGACATGCTGGACTGCAAGCACACGAGCAGGACCACGATCATCGGGCGCCGTCCAGAATCACCAAGAGCGGTAGGCACCGCTCGCGGGCAGCGGGCATACTCTCACCAGCGAGCGCGCCTGCACACGACCCGACAAAAGGCGCGCTGGCGTCAATCACCGCCGCTGCGCTCCCCGTCTGCGATGGTACGCAGCCGCTTAATCCGATCAGCATCACTAGCACCAATACCAAGATCCTCATTGTCGATCTCCTGCCGCTTCGCCGCATAGTCGCGCGCGTTGGTGTTTTCCGCCTCTGCACGGGTGTCCTGAGCCGCATCACGTCGCGCGGCTGCTATGATGCCCAGAAACGCCAAGACCGCCACCCCCGCCCCTATCATCCAGCGCACGGGCTTGCTGGATAGGATGGCTGACCATATCACGTTGCGCCGCCGTGTTGCTTGGCAGATTTGTACCACCATTCAGTGAGCAAGGTCACTATCGCTGTGGCACCTACTGACAGGGCGTTCACCAGTTCGACGTCGCTGGCCAGCGCGTCACCGACCGACGCGCCGAACAAGACCCCCGCGCCGTAGCGCAGGATGATGCGGATGATTGGACTGTTCATTTTTGTACTCCTTTGAAAAATCCCATGATCGTATTTATTAGTTTGGATAGCCAGTTTTCCGTCTCGCCCCAGCCGCCCGCTTCCAGCGCCCACACAAACGCAAAGTGCATGGCCCGGATCTTGTCGTCAGTGCCGTCCGGTCCGTTCACGATCCTGCGCGGGTTTGTGCGCGGCGGGTTGTTCAGCGCGCTTGGGAAGTCGTAGTCGGACAATTTCTTGCCTGTGAACATTCCGTCGCGCATCCCTTCCACTGCGATCCGCGCCGACACGTCCAGCTTGAGCGCGTCAGAATAATTCGTGATGCCAAACTTGGCATAATTCTTTTCGTGCGTGATCTGGATCTGCCCGCGCCCGAACGCGCCGCCGCGCCAATACGGGGTTTTGACCCCTACCTGCCTCAACCGACCACTCGACCAAGCCGCCTCAAGTCTGCGTCTGACTTCGGCGTCGCTCGGCAGCTTATCGGTGTGGTTCGGCAGCACAGTCTCTTTGACTGGGTACATACCGCCCCCAGTCTCGTGATGCACCTGAGCCAGCACGTTGGCGATGTGATGCAGAGGGAGGTCGTTCCCTGCGTCGAGCAGCGCATTGACGCCCAGCACCTGCGGCGTGGTCAGGCTGGACCCGAAAAGAACTGAACTGCTGCTCCTGAGTGCATTGAAAAATTTAACGTGGTTCATGGCGAGGGCACCGATCTTTTGTCCGAGTTTCTCAAGTATTGCAGGATTTCGGCCATAACTTCTTCCTGACGCGTTTGTGATTGCTCTATGTTCATGAGTCGTTGGTCGATCCGCGCGTCTGACGTGCGCAGTATATTGATTTGGAGCTGATTATCCCTAATTAACTCCCGGTCCTCGGTCTGCCTCTCCTGCAGAGTCGTGATCTGCCCTTTACTAGTTGATGTGCTTGTCCCGAACCAAAAGATAAGAGTTACAAGCGGAACCAATACCAACATAAACAAACTCTTATTGATCGTAATCCCACGGTCATCATCTGTTATTCTTGGGCCATTGATCATTAGTTATATCTTTATGATATAAGCGAGGGCCAGATATGGCGGCATGTTGTTGTGCGTGCTGTTAGAGCCGGCATTCACTGTGGTGCCATTGACTGAGTGGTTGTGGGAAGCGTTGATATTAAGCCGGTTGTTTACCAACCCCGACCCGAAGCCGGGTTGGTTAGCGCTATTAGGACCTGCGGTGGAGACAATACCGGACCCGCTATTAGCAGGTATACCCGCGGCGCCGAACTGAATGGCGCCCTGAAGATCCGCCCACGACGTGGTGGCGCTGAATCCGTGGGAGTGGACCGGCATTTCGGCCCACGTCAGGGTGTGGGTTGCAGCGCCGCCTACGGCGTAGGGGTTGTATGAGGCCCCCGCGCCGACCACGAAACGATTCCGCAAGTCGGGCGTGCCGTTGGTCCCGTCGCAGAGGCGCCAGCCCGTCGGGAGGGCGTTTACTGCGCCAGCCCACATGATGATGCCGCCACTTGGGAC